ATTAGATTTTGCCAGCGCCGAAGGCAGCCCAGACGGCCTTGTGTCTTCCATCGTGGATCATTCGGAGGTTTGGCTGTTTGGTACCAATTCGGTTGAAGTCTGGTACAACGCGGGCACCGCCGACTTCCCGCTCCAGCGCATCCAAGGCGCGTTCAACGAAATCGGTTGCGCTGCGGCGTTTTCGGTTGCCAAGCTGGACAACGCCTTGTTCTGGCTGGGCGCAGACGCGCGCGGCAAAGGCATCGTCTACCGCGCCAACGGCTACACGGGTGTGCGTGTTAGCACCCACGCCGTTGAATGGCAAATCCAACAGTATCAAAACATTGCGGACGCTACGGCGTACACCTACCAACAAGACGGTCACGCCTTTTACGTGCTGTCGTTTCCGTCTGCCAACGCGACGTGGGTTTACGACGTGGCGACACAGGCATGGCATGAACGGGCTGGCTTCAACAACGGCGCGTTTACGCGCCAACGCGCGGCTACGCAGGTGTTCTTTAGCGATGAAAACATTGTAGGCGACTACCAGAACGGCAAGCTCTACGCCTACGATCTGGCGCTCTACGCGGATGATGACCAAACGCAGCGGTGGTTGCGGTCTTGGCGCGCGCTTCCTACGGGCGCTAATAATTTGCTGCGAACGACGCAGCATAACCTGCAATTAGATTGCGAAACTGGCGTTGGGCTAAATGAGCCGCCTAATGTCGTGGATATTTTTAACGGCGAGTATAGCATTGGCCATCTGCTGGCCGAAGACGGCAAATCTCTCCTAACAGAGGCAGGCGACTATATTGTTGCTACCGCTCAACTATATACAACAATGATCCCCCGCGTCATGCTGCGTTGGTCTGATGACGGCGGCCATACCTGGAGCAATGAGCATTGGACTTCTATCGGCACTATAGGAAACTATGGGCGCCGCGCTATTTGGCGTCGGTTGGGCATGACGTTGAAAATCCGCGACCGCGTGTACGAGGTTTCGGGCACAGACCCCGTGCCAATCTACATTATGGGCGCTAAAGTGATTATGAGCGGCACCAATGCTTAACGAAAGTCAAATTCCCGCCCCGCGAGTTCCGATAACCGGAGTTGAGGGCGGCCTTGTGACCCGCGAGTGGTTTCGGTTTTTCAATTACGTCTACGAGACGCTGTTGCAGCTTTCCGCTGCAACAACAGCTATTTACGGCGCGTTTCGCGATAATACTTCAACGGCGTGGGCGGCAAATACGCCATCACTAATCCCGCTTGGTATAACTGATTACATATCCGGTCTCACACACGGTTCGTCGCGCGTCAACATTCAAACCGCTGGACTGTACACCATAACTGCCAGCTTTCAGCTTACGAACCCAAACAACGCAAACGATGACGATTTGTCCGTTTGGCTCCGCGTCAACAGCGTAGATGCCCCCGCAACGACCAGTAGGGTCACCGTGGTAAAAGAACACTCTGGCACACCGGGTAGCAATCTGCTGACCGTAAACTTCTTTTACCTGTTTGCGGCGGGAGATTATTTCGAGCTATACGGTATTTCAAAACTCGGGTATGCTCAAATCATAACGTATCCGGCCAGCACTTCCCCCGCGTACCCAGAAGCTCCAGGGACCATTTTGACCGTGGCGCGAATTAAATAGGACTGACAAATGACGTCTTATAATCTGTCTTCTTTCGCTGGTGCGGGCGCGCAGTTCTTTGATGACAACGGCGTGCCTCTGGCGGGCGGCAAGGTCTTCACCTACGCGGCTGGCACGACCACGCCGCTGGCAACCTACACGACCGCAGCGGGAACGGTGGCAAACACCAACCCCATCATCTTGGACGCTGCTGGGCGTACGCCCAACGAAATTTGGCTGGCTGTCGGTACGCTTTATAAGTTTATCGTCAAGACCTCAACAGACGTGCTAATTGGCACTTACGACGGTCTGCCACCTATCAACGACCCGTACAGCATCAATGCCTTGCTGGGCAGCATCACCGGCACCAACGCCATCGCCGCCGTAGCCACACCGGCCATTACGGAGTATGCGGCGGGCGCGACGTACAGCTTCATTGCGGCTAACACGAACACGGCGGCAACGACCATCAGCATTGATGGTCTACCGGTCAAGTCGATCACCAAGAACGGCAGCGCAACGCTGACGGCTGGCGACATCCAAGCCGGTAAGCTGACGTGGATCGAATACGACGGCACGACGTTCCAGCTTCTCAACAACATCATCTACGGCGGTTCAATTACAAACGGCACGATTAACAGCCTGACCGCGCCCCTGAGCCCCGCCAGCGGCGGCACGGGTCGCAGCACGCTGACAGCCAACAACGTGCTGCTCGGCAACGGCGTGGCTGCGGTGCAACAGGTTGCGCCAGGCGCTGCCGGAAACGTGCTGGCAAGCAACGGTACAACATGGGCTAGCGCCGCGCCGGTTGTCCTCGCACCTACCGCCATCGGCCAAGTGCCGTTCAGCACTGACGGTACGACATACACGGCTACGCAAAAAATTACTCTTGCAACTTCTGTTACGCCGTCAGGAACCGCCGTTGATTTTACGGGTATCCCCGCATGGGTTAACCGTATTACAATCATGTACGCTTCCGTTACGTACGCTACAGGTACGCTCCGCGTGCAGTTAGGTACGGTTGGCCCGGTATACGTTTCAAGTGGTTACGTTGGCGCCGCGGGGTTCTTTGTTAGCGGTTCATCCACACAAAATGCCGTAGCGTACTCATCGGCGTTTGTCGCGTCGCTAAACACGGCGGCCATTTCGGGGGCTATTGTCCTCACAAAAATAACCGGCAATACATGGGCAGCCGTTGTGACGTGCACAAATTCATCTAACAGTTATGGCCTTGGTTCGGGCTATATCGCGTTGGCGGATGTCCTTGTCGCTCTGCGCGTGTCCACGACAACGTCCGCTACGTTTACGGGCGGCACCCTTAACATTAGCTACGAGTAAGCCACATGGATCGTCTTGTCGTAGATGTTGTCACCGGCCAAAGCCACATCGTTTCGTTCACAGCGGAAGCGGAAGCTGCGTTCTTGGCGTCGGTTGAACCGGCGCCCGTGCCGCCCGTGCCTCCGACGCTAGCGGACTTGCAGGCTCAGCTCACCGCGTTGCAAGCGCAGATTACGGCGCTTGCGCCACCGGAGGCGTGATGCAAGAGTTGGCAAAAGTTAACACGCACGACAAGGTTGCGTTGCGCCTACGGGTACGACGGCTATCGTGCTGCCGGATGACTATTACGTCTCCATCGGGTTTGTCTACGATCCGGTCACGCAGACGTTCACGGACCCTAATCCGCCGCCAGACGTTGAGATATAAAAACATGCCTGTAATCGTACGCCGACCTGAATTTGCTGATCTAGGCCGCTATACGGAACTAGCATGTGAATTTATTAAAGCGTCGCCCATTTACAGCTATATAAAATTGGACCCTAACGAGGTGGCCGATTTTTTAATTAAGGCGCTAGACAACCCTAGCATTGGGCTATGGTTGGCTGAAAAAGACGGGCAAATGGTTGGCGTTTGCGGTGCTTTGGTCTATCCTCTATACTTCAGCCCGTCGTATAAAATAGGTCAAGAGTTATGGTGGTGGCTTACGCCTTCGGCGCGGGGAACAAATGCTGGAAAGCGCATGTTTGAGCAGATCGAAGCATGGGCTACAGAACACAATGTTAACGCGACTTTTATGGTTGCTTTGGCTGACAACCGCGTAGAAAAAATGACTAAGTTATATGAGCGAGCGGGATACGAGCCGATGGAACGGACGTTTGTGAAAGGGTCTAAGACATGGCAATAAGTACCGCAGCAGCTATTATCGGCGCTGGCGCGCTTAGCGCCGGAGCTGGCATTTACGGCGCTAGTAAAGCCGCAGACGCGCAAAAGGCAGCCGCTGACAAAAGCGCGGCTGTTCAGCTCCAGATGTTTGACAAACAAACGGAGCTTCAAAAGCCGTTTATGCAGGGCGGTTTATCGGCTCAAAACCAGCTTTTGACTTTGCTTGGCTTGAAAGTACCGACAGGCGAAGGCGCTGTTCCCGGTCTGTCTGTAGACCCAAACTCACCTGATTTTGGCTCGGCAGCTAAATCGTTCTCTATGGCTGACTTTGAAGCCGACCCAGGTTATGCCTTTCGTATGGGCGAGGGCATGAAAGCCCTTGAGCGGTCTGCGGCTGCGCGCGGTGGTTTACTATCCGGTGCCGCGCTTAAAGGCGCAACGCGGTTTGGACAGGATTTGGCGTCCACCGAATATACGAACGCGTTTAACCGCTATCAGACAGAACGCTCAGCGCGGTTGAACCCGTTGCTTAGTCTTTTAGGTGCGGGTCAAACCAGCGCCAATACGTTGACCAACGCAGCGGGCAGTGCGGGGCAAGGGGTTGCTCAATCGGCTATAGCGTCAGGCAACGCGCAAGCATCGCAATACATGAACACTGCTAATGCGTTGACTAACGCGCTTAATCAGGGCGTCAATATGTACGCGCAGATGCCTTATCTAAACGCGCAGACGGCCTTCTATAACAAAATGGCGGGGATTGGCTAATGGTTGACTATAGCTCTTCGCTTCCGCAGCTTCAGCAGTTTCAAGCCCCCAACCTTTTGGCTATAGCGGGCCAAGGCCAGCAGATGCAGGCTAATGCTATGCTGATGCAGGAAAAAATGCGGGGTATGGCCGAAAGCAATGCTTTGCGCGATCTGATTGGCAAAGGCGTGGACTTCACAACGCCTGAAGGCCAGCGCGCTCTGTTGGCCGTCGCGCCTAATGCTGCTCCGCAACTCATCAAAACACAGCTTGAAATTGCCGGTCAGCAGCGCGCTAATGAAAAAGCGGTAGCCGAATTGGCGGTTAAGCGCATCGCATACCATCGCGATTTGCTGCCCAACGTCAATGACCAGAATACTTGGGCGGCATGGCGAGCAGGAACATTAAAAGACCTTCCCGGCGCGGCTTCGATGCTGCCGGAAGCTTATTCGCCCGAAGCCAAACAGCGCGCTGCCATGTCGGCTGACCAGTTTATCGCGGCCAACAAGCCTGAAATCCGTGAACAACAGACGGATACGGGCCGACGCTTTGTGTCGATTACGCCGCAAGGCGCGACGGTTGTGCCGGGTTCGGAAGTTGGTTTGCAGCCGCAGATTAAAGAGCAGGAAACACCAACTGGCAGACGGTTTGTGTCAGTTACGCCGCAAGGCGCAGTAGCGGTACCGGGCTCAGAAGTCAATATGCCGCAAGGTTTTGAGTTTAAGATGGATAAAGACGGCGCTCCGTTTGCGTTGGGTAAACGCGATGGCATCCTTTATCCTATCGTCAATGGCGTCCCCGTTATTCCCGGCACCAGCACGCCTGCGCCAGGTGTAACGCTCCCCGGTGCTGCCCCTGCGGCTGCTGCTCCCGCGGCTGCGGCTCCTGCGGCGGGCGCACCCGCGCAGCGCGGTGCTTCGGCTACGGACATGCCGACAATTACACGGCAAATCTTTACGGGCGAAGGCACGGGCAGAAACCCGTTGTCTACCGCGCGTGATCCATTCCAAATGATTAACTCGACGTTTGTCGGCATGTTCCGGCAGATGTACCCCGAACAGGCGCGGGGTAAGACAGATCAAGAGATCGTCGCTATGCGGACGCCGGAATTGTCCGCGCAGATGGGCCCGGTGTTGATCCAACAGAACGCCCGCGCGCTCAGCAACGCGGGCATTACTCCGAATGCTGGCAACGTCTATCTGGCGCATTTCCTTGGTGTGAAGGGCGCGCTAGACGCATTTCGCGCTAACCCGAATACGCCTGCAATTGATGTCGTTGGTGAGGCTGCGGTAAAGGCCAACCCAACGATTATGAAGGGCAAGACCATTGGCGAAGTAATTCAGTTTGCCAACAACTATATGGACCGCCAAGCGGGCTTTCCTGCTGCGCGGGGCGTTGCGGCTCGCGGGGCGTTTGTGCCAAACGTTCCTTCTGAAACCGCCATGTCGCCTATGGCGCCTACGGTGGCTAACGCTATGGCGCTTGGCATGGCTGGCGCTATTCCGCCGCCTGCTAACGCTATGGTTGCACCGTCCGCTCCCGCACAGTTGAGCGCGCCGCCAATCGCTGCGCCGACTGCTGCGCGGGCGCCTGCGCCTGTAACGCCTGAATTTGGTAAAGGAACCAAATCTTTAACGGCAACAGAAGAGAAAAAACTGCGTGACGACATTGCGGTGGATTACGCTTCCGCGCGGTCAACTATCGCTACAATGGATGACGTAATTAAGTCCGTTGACGATCTTCGCAAAGTGCCCGACAAAGACAAAGATGCTATTCTTGGGTTTATTGACGCGCGGACGCCTGTTACGCGGCGCGGGTCAATTACCGCGCAAGCCAAACTTGACAATTTGGCGGGTCAAGTTACGGCCATGGGTAAGGCCGCTACGGCGCTTTCGGGCGCTGTTGGCAACATGGCAGTACAAGAATGGAAAATTGTTGCCGATCAAATTGCGTCGCTTGACCCGACCCGCCTTGATGCTAAAGAACTTAATAAACAACTTGAGATCATTGAAGCCAAAGCTAAAGCCGCAGCTTCCCGCACACGCGACGCTTATCGTCGTCAGTATGCTGAAGAGTTTGACCGGTTTGGCGACCGTTTCAAATTGCCTGAAGACAGTTCGTCGGGGGGTAGCCCCCCATCCGTTGAAGACCTGTTGAAAAAATATGGCGGTTGACATGGCGTCGATGCAACAACTTGAAACTGCGCTAATTAACGCGGACAAAGCGGGCGACACGCAAGCCGCGACCGTTTTGGCGCAAGAAATTCAAAAAATGCGCGGCGCTGGGCCATCGGAAATTCCCGGCCCACGCATTTTTATTCCGCGTCCATTTGAGACCATTTCAAACGTTCCCAGCAGCGCCGGTAAATTTATCGGCGGTTTGGTAGAGGCCGTTGCGTCGCCGGTTCAAACAGCTAAAGGATTAGCGGACATAGCTGCTGGCGGTATGCGAGCAGGGGCAAAAACCGTTCTTCCTAAAAAAGTTTTTAACTGGATTGACGCTCTGGACGACCCAGAAACGACAAAACGCATTACTGATACGGCCAATGCCGTCGGTAAAGATTATGCTGATGCTTACGGCAGCTATGACCAGATTATTAAGACAATTGAACAAGACCCTGTACGGGCGGCGGGCGATTTGTCTATGATCCTTGGCCTTGCTGCTAAAGCAGCAACCGCTGGGCGCATGGCGCAAACAGGTGAAGCATTGTCAGGCGCAGCACGCGTCATAGACCCGCTGGCATTGCCGATTGCAGGCGTAAACAAACTTGCTGAAGTTGCTGCGCCGACCATATCATCTGCACGTAATGCTTTGTCGCCGCAATACCGCATGTTGGAACCGGCATTGGAAGGACGCGGCGAAGAATATGTTACCGCGTTGCTGAACCGACCGCAGGAAATTGTGCCTGGTTCACGCCGCAGCGCGGGCGAAATGATTGTGGCAAGTGGGCAGGCGGGCACGCAATTTCCTGCGCTGGAACAAAAAGTACTTTCGCAATTTAACCCGACCCAACAGTTTGAAATTGAGGCCGCACGCGGCGCAGCGCGTAGCAAAAGCATTGGCGAAATTTCCGGTACGCCGGAAGCGCAGCAATCTGCGGTTGAAGCTCGCACAGCAGCAACCAAACCTCTATACCAGCGCGCGGCTGCAAAATTGGCTGAAACGGACGAAACATTTGCTAACCTAATGGACACGCCGACAATGGACGAGGCGTTGGCCACAGCGTCGCGTATGGCCGCAGACCGTCAACAGCCGTTTATGCGCGGCGAAATTAAGCCTGCTGAAACAGTTAAAAGCGGTATTTTGGGGGCTGCAGGCGAAGAACTGACGCGCGAAATTCCCGCCCAGACCGCTAAACTGTCTGGTCAAGCTCTGCAAGATATTAAGATTGCACTTGATGAAGCGGTTAAACCGCGTGCCAACGAAACCAACGCGCAGGCGGCACAACGCAACGCTGCAACTGGCGTTCGCGCGCAATATATGGACTGGCTTGAGAAGAACGCGCCAGATTTAATGAAGGCGCGCGCAACGTTTGCCGAAAAAAGCGCGCCCATTAACGTCATGGAAGTGGGTCAAGTGCTTAAGACTGCACTTGAAAGCCCGCTGGATGAAACCGCGTCGCGTGCCGGTGTATTTGCCAATGCTGTGCGGAACGCTCCAGCTACACTTAAGAAAGCAACCGGCGAAGCGCGATTTGAACGTCTGTCTGACGTGCTTGAGACAGGCGATTTGAAACGCGTTGCTAATGTGCTGGAAGACCTTCGCGTATCAAAAGAATATAAAGATCTTGCTAAAGCAGGCCGCGTTGAAGCGGAAGGTCTATCAGGCGCGCAATTACCCGCACCCAAAGGGTTTCTCAACCGCGTTGCTACGGTGTCAAATCGTATTTTGGAAGCTGTTGAAGGCCGAATTAACCGCGCTGCTGCTATCAAAATTGCTGAAGCGGCATATGACCCGCAACGCATGGCTGCAATGATCCAAGAAGTTATGGCAATGGATAAACGCAATGCCGCGCGCGAAGCGTCGTTTCGCGCTACTGCACAAAGAGCCGCCAACGCCATGCGGGGTACAGCCCCCGCTGTCAATATGCTCGCAATTCAGGCCCAACAGGACCAGTGATGGACACGCAGACAATATACAATTTCGTTGGCGGCGCGGCTATTGCGGCAGGCGGTTGGTTTGCGCGGGAGCTTTGGGGCGCCGTCAAAGAACTTCGCCGCGACCTGCATGACATTGAGACAGAACTGCCAAAAACGTATGTCATGAAGGTGGACCTAGACCGGCGCATGGAGCACATCGAGCATATGTTCCAGCGCATCTACGACAAGCTGGACGGGAAAGCTGACAAGTGAAACCCCCCGTTAAAAAAACCACCGCTAAAAAAACCGCAGTTAAAAAAACTGTTGTTAAAAAGCCACTCGCCCCATCACCCGACCCGCAAAAACCTGCGCCATCTGGCTTCCTTGATAAGGCCATTGATGTTGTGAAGTGGGTAGACAGCCCATTCAAGTTGGCGGTCGTTATTCTTTTAGGTGCTTTTGGCTTGACCGGATACCTTGTGTATCAGAACCAAGAAAAGCTCATCAATAAGGTCATCAATCACGATACCATGCCAACCTTGGTGTCAGATGAGCGTATCGTCGGTGCGGCGCAAGCTCTTATGAGAGACCTTCGTGCTGAGACAATTATTGTTCACGAAATTAATCTGTCCAGCAATGCCAGAACAACTCGCGTCGCTCTTAGCCCAGATGGCCGTCACGCTCCGCTGGAAGGCAAGAAGGGCGCATTTTTCTCAGGGTCTCCAGCCCGCAACCATGCTGCAATCTCAATGCTCAATGGCGAGGTGCTGTGTGAGACGTTTGAGCCATCGTCAGAAGCAGGCGATTGGATCGTGTCAAAGGGTGTGACCTACGCTTGCAGGGGCTCAATTCCTCCAGAACAGGGGACGATGGTTGGCTATTTGGCCGTTGGTTTTAAGGGTCCGCCTCGTGATATAGTTGCTGTCCGCGCTAGGATTAATCAAACGACACGCGAACTGGCGAGATGACATGGACCCGCTAACAATCCTTGCCCTTGCCAAAGGCTCTTACGAGGCCATCAAGACCGGCGTAAAGTTGGGCAAGGAAGTTCAGAGCCTATTTCGGGACATTTCAAACCTGATGGATTCTGCTTCTAAGCTCACACAACTTGCAGCCTCTCCTCCCAAACCCAAACTGTTTGGCAAGGAGAGTGCTGAGAAGTTGGCGATGGACGCCTTTATGGCGAAAAAAGAAGTTGAGAAGATGTTTGCGGAGGCCAAAAACCTCTTCATTTCTGAACAGGGGTTACAGGCTTGGGATTGGGTCATGGCCGAAACGGTCAAGATTAGGAAAGAGCAAAAGGCTGCCGCTGAGAAAGCCCAGAGGGAACACGAAGAGGCCATGCACGAACTGATGGTTTATGGCGCGGCGGGGCTTGTAATTCTTGTTCTTTTAGCTGGGATGTTCGTGACGATCTTCGTCGTATCTAAGTAGGAGGGGTAGAATGGATATTCTAAAGGTAGCAGGGCCGCTGCTTGGCCAGCTTGCGCCTACTCTTGCGACGGCGCTGGGCGGTCCGCTGGCGGGGCTTGCGGCAAAAACTTTATCAAATGTTCTGCTGGGAAATGAAAACGGTTCCGAAACCGACATTGCAAAAGCTTTGCAGAGCGCGACGCCTGACCAGCTTGCTGCCATCAAGCAGATCGACGCCGACTTCAAGGTCCGCATGGCGGAACTGGAGATCGACCTTGAGCGGATTGCGGCAGGGGACCGTAACAGCGCGCGCAATCGCGAAATCCAAACCGGCGACCACACTCCAAAGATACTTGCGGCCGCAATCACAATTGGCTTCTTCGGCATCCTGTTTTGGATGTTTATTTACGGGGTTCCCAAGAACGGCAATGAGGCTCTTCTTCTGATGCTCGGCGCATTGCAGACGGCGTTTACCGGCGTCATTGCTTACTTTTTTGGCTCATCGGCAGGTTCTAAAGCCAAGAACGAACTGCTTAAAGGGGATGGAAAATGAACGACAATTGGGAAATGGCTTTTGCTGCGGTGCTGAAGCACGAAGGCGGTTACGTGAACCACCCAAAAGACCCTGGCGGGCGCACCAACTTGGGCGTAACCCAGCGCGCTTGGGAAGAATACGTTGACCGTGACGTGACCGAAGCCGAAATGCGCGCGCTGACGCCTGAGATTGTCAAACCGTTTTACAAGACAAAATACTGGGACAAGATCAGGGGTGACGAATTACCTTCTGGCGTGGACTACGCAGCCTACGATCTGGCGGTCAACTCCGGCGTCGGGCGCGCGGCCAAGTATCTTCAGCAGATTGCGGGCGTTCCGGCTGACGGCATTATTGGCCCTAAGTCAATGGAAGCCATCTTGTCCTGCAACCCTGAAGAAACAGTTGACGCCCTGTGCGACATGCGGCTGGATTTTCTTCAGAGACTTCCGACTTGGGATACGTTCGGCAAGGGCTGGGGCCGCCGCGTTGAGGAAGTTAAGGCTAAAGCGTCGGCTATGGCTTAACCGCATCGTTAAGCAATTCGCGGCGTTCGCGGGCGGCGCGCAGGATCGTATAGCGCTGGTGAAGGCGGGTCATCACGGTTACGCGGCGACGCGTAATCCGCTCTTCCTTCAGCAGCGTTAAAATTTTCTGCTCGTCTAGCCCATTAAGAACGTCGTTCAATTCCCGCCAGTTCACGCCTTTAGCTCCTCTAGAGCAATATTTGATATAGTGCGCTTATCTTGTAGCGCTCCCCAAATACGCTCGTCAATAGTTTTGTTACAGATCAACAGGTAGCACCAGACTTCGCAGGTCTGACCGCCGCGATGCAGGCGCCCAATAGTCTGTTCGTATAGCTCCAGCGACCACGGCAGCGACAGGAAGATGATCTTGTTGCCGCCGTGCTGAAGGTTGAGCCCGTGGCCAGCGGACTTGGGGTGGATCAGCAGCATGGAAATCTGGCCTAAATTCCAGCGATTGATGGCGGACTTGTCGTCAATCGTCTGCGCCTTTGGAAAGCGGCGCTTTAGTTCGGCTAGTTCTTCTTGGTAGTTGTAGACGACGATGGTCGGCGCGCGCTGGTTCTCTTCCCAAATTTCTTCCAGCATGTCGAACTTGTGGCTGCTGAACCAAACGGCGTCCTGCTTTGTGTCGAACTTGCCGGGGCGGTCACTGGCGGTTGTCTTGGTGTTGTAGACGAACCCCGACGCTAGCTGTTGCAGCTTGTTCGTCACCGCTGCGGCGTTGGCCGCAATCACCGCGTCGGTGCCCAGTTCCAGCATGAAGTCGCGTTTCATCTTTTCATATGGTGCGCGGTCGGCCATGTCGCAGCGCATTTCCAAGACGTGCAGCGGGGGCAGTTTGTCCGCGTAAACGCCAGGCTCCAGCACGAACGTCGCCGGTCGGATGGCCTCCATGACCTTTTCAAGCGACCCTTTAACGGGCGCCCATTCGCCAAAATCGCGGTTAATGCACGCGAAGTACCGTTGCAGAAACGCGCCCTTGGACCGGCCTAACAGACTCTGGTCTATGATCTTGCACTGGCCGAATACGTCTTCTAGGCCGTTCGACGTAAACGATCCGGTCAAGCCCCACCGGAATTGAAACCGGTCAATCTGCTTCAGTAGCGCCTTGAACCGTTTGCCGCTGGGGTTCTTCATTCTAGTCAGTTCGTCAAATACGATCCCGTCAAACTGCGCCAGATCGTCTTCGGTCAACGATTGAATGTTGTCGTAGTTTATAACGACGATGGGCGCGTCAGACGCAAACGCCGCTCGCCGCGCCTTGGGCGACCCGACCGCGATGGCGATGTCAAAATCTAACGCCCACTTAGGCTGCTCGACCGGCCACACCTCGGTGCACACACGCTTGGGCGCCAGCACCAGCCAACGCTTGACGTGACCCTCGGCAATCATCTCCGTCATGGCGGTCAGCGTGATGGCCGTCTTGCCCGCGCCAACCGGCGCAAGGATCATGGCGCGGTCATGCCCAAAGAGGAAATCCGCTGCGTCTTCTTGATAAGGCCGCAGGGTCAGCGTTGTTTCGCCCATGTCTCCACCTGTTCTATAGACCACAGGCACGCATAGCGCTGGCCTAGTCGGGTCATGTCCGCAGCAAATAACTTTTGTAGCGGGGCCAGCCGCCCGCCCTTGGTCTTCAACTCAACGAACCACGTCTCGCCATTGGGCAAGCACACGATCCGGTCAGCCACACCGCGCTGCGTGGGCGACTTAAACTTGTAGGTGACGCCGCCCATGCGGGCGACGACCCACGCCAAGTGTTTCTCGACTTCGCTTTCACTCATAAAAAATTCTCTTGCATATTCGTAAAAGATTGTCTAGCACTGATTTGTCACTCAATCAAGTAAGGTTCGACAATGGCTCAACATTCAAATATTGTAGGCGGTTCGACTGCAAAACGCGTTATCGCTTGCCCCGGCTCCGTAGCCTTGGTGGCACAAATGCCGCCCAAGCCGTCCAGCAAATACGCCGACACGGGCACGCTGCTGCACAACGCGATCAGCGAAATTTTGGAGGGACGCCTGACGCCAGAGAGCGCAGTCGGGCTCTATTATGAGGGTATTGTTCTCGACCAAAACCTTCTCAACAATAAACTTTTGCCCGCGTTGATGGCGCTGGATGACATCGACCCCGACAAAAAGATGGAGTACGCCTGTGAAACCGTCGTTGGATTTGGAGACGTGCTACCTGGCGTGTTTGGTTCTGCTGATCTGTTGGGTCGCATTGGAGATACTGCGTATGTGATTGATTGGAAGTTTGGCGACGGCGTGTCTGTGGATGTCGAGGAAAACCCACAACCTATGTTCTACGCCGCTGCGGCCATGCGAACCAAAGAAGTGCAGTGGGTGTTCGAGGGTGCGACCAAGATTGAGTGCGTCATCGTGCAGCCGCCGTATGTGAAGCGCTGGGAGACCTCGCCGCGTCGCATCCAGATGTTCGAGCATGAACTGGTTCGTGCCGTGAAGCGCGCGCTGCAACCCAACGCGGAGTTGGCCAAGGGCGACCATTGCCGCTGGTGCGCGGCCAAGCCAATCTGCCCGCTGTTGACCGGCGCTGTTGACCGTGCGTTGCGCTCGTCAGTGCAGGCGCTCGACGTAACGGCTATTGCCGCCGCGCTTGAGGATGCTGAGTTGTTGGAGCAATGGCTTGCCGACTTGCGCGCTCTCGCGTTTCAAATGCTTGAGGAAGGCGTCGCGGTGCCAGGTTACAAACTTGTCCCCAAGCGCGCGACGCGTCAGTGGGTTAATGAAGACGCGGCGCTTGACGCTTTGCGTGACTTGGGTGTAAAAGAAAATGAGTTGATGGAAACTTCCATGCTGAGCCCAGCCAAGGTCGAGAAGGTGTTGAAGAAGCACAAGCTCGAATTGCCGCGCGATCTGGTCGTTTCTGTCTCAACGGGTAACACGTTGGCACCGGAGAATGATCCCCGCCCAGCGGTGTTGCAGATCGGCAAACAACTGTCTGCCGCTCTTGGTAAACTGGTCTAACCTTGAAAGGGTAACCTAATGGCAAATCTGGTAAACTTTGCAGGCGCAAATCTTCCGACCGTTCAGTCGCTTTCGAAGGCGCTGCGTTCTATTGAGGCCGATGTTGGCCCTGCTGGAACGGTCATCATCAAAATGGACAAGACCGGGCACTGGGTGTTCGGGGCAGATCAGACCGAAGTGGAAGATGACGCCACTTGGGCTATCAACCCGTTCAGCTTCGTGCATGGCTACATCTGCTGGGGTGATGGCGAAGTGCTTGGTGAGAAGATGGTTCCGGTGTCCTCGCCGTTGCCTGAACTCGATCCTGCCCCGCCGCAGGCAAAGCGCGGTTGGGAAACGCAGGTCGGCATGTCGCTGAAGTGCATGTCTGGTGAAGACAAGGATATGGAAGCGCGCTATTCGGTGACTTCGGTCGGCGGTAAGCGTGCGGTTCAAGCTCTGGCGCTCGCTATTGCGACGCAGGTGGAGAAGGACCAATCCAAGCCTGTGCCGATTGTAAAACTCAAAAAAGAGCATTACAATCACAAGTCCTATGGCCGCATCTATACGCCCGTGTTCGAGATAATCGAATGGGTGAGCATGGATGGCGGCGCTGAAGCAGCCGACGCCCCTCCCGCTGCTCCAGAGGAAGCTCCCACTGAACCGCGTCGTCGTCGTCGCAGCGCGTAAGGGAGTGTGAAAGCGGGCGGCGGCTGGTCCCCTTGTCGTCGCCCGCGAGTAACAGGGGTATACCATGACAGTTTTAAAATCTGTTTACACGGATCAATCTGATATTTTGCGCGCTATAAAAGCGTTGCATTGTCCCGACGGTTTTATGTGCGACATTACTTATGGTAATGGCGTATTTTGGAAAGACTTAGATGAACCACAACACAAGTTTGACATAGACCCGCAACGCGCTGACGTGGTTAAAGCGTCTAGCGATGCTTTGCCATTAGATGATAAATCAATGCAAAGCGTTGTGTTTGACCCCCCGTTTTTAACTTACGTTCGCGAAGGGCGCGGCGGCAACGGCAAAATGATTATGGCCAAGCGTTTTTCAGGCTATTGGCGCTATGATGAATTAGAAGCTCACTATAGGGCAACGCTTCGCGAAACACGCCGCGTGTTAGCATCTAAAGGCATTATGGTGTTCAAATGCCAAGATATCGTTCACAATCACCGTTTGCATTGCACACACATAAACGTGGTAAATTGGGCAGCGGAATTTAATTTTCGCTTAAAAGATTTGTTTGTGCTTACAGCAAACCATCGTCTACCGTCACCAAACCGCGTTGGTACGCAAAAACATGCGCGTATCTACCATAGCTATTTTTTGGTGCTGCAATGACAATCCTTTGGCTCGATTTCGAGACCCGCAGTCGGTGTGACCTGCCGTCGCGTGGCGTCTACAATTACGCGCAGGACCGTTCAACGGCGGTCTTGTGTATGTCCTATGCGTTCGATGACGAGGATGTCGTCACTTGGACGCCTGACCAGCCGTTTCCGCAGCGCGTCGCGCAGCACACCGGCCAAATCCGCGCGCACAACGCGGCGTTTGAACGGTTGATGTTCTGGTATGTGCTGTGCCCCGAATACGATCTGCCAGAGCCTAAGCTGGAGCAGTTCTATTGCACGGCCACACAAGCCCGCGCCAATTGCGCGCCTGGCTCGCTGGAGGACGTGGGTCGGTTTGCTGGCGCGTCTATGAAGAAGGACCATCGCGGCGGGCAGTTGATCCGTCTGCTGTCGATCCCGCAGGCTGATGGTGGCTTCCGTGAGGACGCCATACTTATGCATGAGATGGTCGCCTATTGCGAGCAAGACGTGCGCGCCATGCGCGCTATCAGCAGCGCCATGCGTGATCTGAGCGACGAAGAGCTTGCCGACTATCACGTCAACGAGCGCATCAATGACCGTGGCGTGCGAGTTGACACCGACCTGTGCCGCGCTGCGGTCGAGTACGCCAGCGTCGAATTGGAAGAGATTGAACAGACGGTTGAGGAAGTCACGCAAGGCGAGATCACCAGCGTGCGTAGCCCCAAGATGCGGCAGTGGGTTGTTGATCGTGTCGGACCGCAGGCGCTCAAGCTTATGGAGACGTGGAAAGATGGCGAGAAGAAATACTCGATTGACAAAAACACCCGTGCCAACCTTCTCGTCTTCGCAGAAGAAAACCCGTACGAAGTGCCGCCCCATGTCGCTGATGTCATACAGTGCGCCGACGACCTTTGGGCGTCAAGCGTTGCCAAGTTTCAGCGGGCAGACGCTCTTGCTGACGAAGATGATCGCCGTGTACGAGGAGCGTTTGTGTTTGCTGGAGGCTCTGCTACTGGACGTGCATCAAGCTACGGGTTGCAGGTCCACAATTTTCCTCGCAAATGCGCGAAAGAACCTGAACTAGTCCGCAACGCTATGGTGCGCGGGCACAAGATCGTGCCGACCTACGGCAAGCGCGTGACGGACGTTCTCAAGTCTATGCTGCGCCCTGCGCTGTTGCCCGCCGACGGCAAGCACCTGATTGTGGCTGATTGGGCCGCGATTGAAGCGCGCGTCAATCCGTGGTTGTCCAAGCGCGGCGAAGACAAGCTGAGCATCTTCCGCGAAGGCGGCGACGTTTACAAGGTGAACGCATCCGCAACATTCCGCGTGGCGGTTGACGATGTGACAGGCGACCAGCGCCAGGTTGGCAAGGTGCAGGAGCTTGCATGTGGCTTTGCCGGTGGCGTGGGTGCGTTCGCATCTATGGGCCGCATTTATGGCCTGTCTATGCCTGAGAGCGAAGCTAAGCGAATGGTTAACGGCTGGCGCACTGCAAACGCTTGGGCTGTTCCATTCTGGCAAGATATAGAAACAGCTTATACCCGCGCGATGCGAAATAAAGGCCACGAATTTACCGCCGGTCGCATTACATACTTGTTTGATGGAACGCACCTTTGG